AACGAGAATCCGCAGATGATGCTCCCGGTGGTGGGCGACATCTGGGCGAAGAACGCCGACTTCCCCGACGCGGACGTGCTGGCGGATCGTTTCAAGAAAATGCTGCCGCCGAATCTGCAAGACGCCGACGCCGAAGATTTGCAGTCGAAGTACGCGCAGCTTCAGGCCCAATTCCAGCAGGTATCGCAGGCTCACGACATCATGCTGCAAGAGTTGAGCCGCGCCGACGACACCATCCGTACCAAGCGGCTCGAATTCGAAAGCCGCGAACGCATCGCGCTGCATAACAACTGGACGCAGTTGATGCTGCAACGGCTGAAGTCGCACGACGCCGCCGCGCAAGCCCAGATGGACGCCGAACTGGAATCCATCACCATGCGGCTTCAGCAGTTGCACGACAACATGAGCGTGGCCGACGACACCGGCCCGCCGATCAATACGCCCGAGCTATCGCCGCAAGTCGAACCGAAAGTGCAGCCGGTCACCCCCGCTGCGCCAACGCCGCGGCCGCAACCGCTTCAGTAACGCAAATCTGCCCAGCCCAAACACCCCGATCCACACACCCTAAAACAATCAGGAGGAAGTGATGCCGACAGGAATCATTATGCAATCCAGTTCCGCAGGAGCCACGCAGGAGGCCATCGAAAAAGTTCTGGCCGCCAACGGCTACGAAACCACCAAGCCCGAACCGGAGCCGCCCGCCGAACCGAAGCGGGAAGACTTTCCTTCGCAGGAAGCCTACGCGAAAGCCCACGACGAATTCCTGGGCAAAGAGAAAGCCGCCGCCGCCGTGGAGCCGTCCGAACCCAAGCGCGAGGACTTCCCAACCGAGGAAGAATTTGAAGTCGCGCAAGAGGAGTTTGAAGCCCAACAGGAGGAAGCCGAAGAGCATCGCGCGAAACAAGAGGAGGCGAAGCGCCTTGCCGCCCTGCCGAAGAAAACCCGCCGCCAGAAGGCCATCGAGAAGGCCACAAGGGAATTGAAAGACGAACTGCGCCGCACGCAGGACCGTCTCGCCGCCCTCGAAAAAGGCGGGGCACCGAAGCCCGCTGCCGCGAGCGCGGAAGAGAAACAGCCGGAACTCCCGAAAGCCCCCAGGCGCGAGGACTTCAAGACCGACGCGGAATACGACGACGCTCTGTTTGATTATCGCTACCAGATGCGCCGCGCCAAAGAGGAGCAGGACACGGCGCGCAAGCGCATGGAGCAAACCCGCCAGCAAACCGAGGCGCAACTGAAAAAGAATTTTGAGAATTACCAGTCCCAAGTCGCTGCCTTCAAGGAAGAGCACGACGACTGGGATGAAGTCGTCAACCAATCGGATATTCCCATCCACGAGAGCGTGTACCTGGCCGTCCAGGAGCAGGAGAACGGAGCCCAAGTGACCTACTACCTTGGGAAACACCCTGACTTTGCGCGCCGCCTCAGTGCGATGAGCCCCTTATCCGCCGTGATGGAAATCGGCCGGCTCGCCGAAAGGCTGAAGCCCGCCGCGCCCGAACCAGGCGCATCCGGCGCACCCAAGAAAACTCCGCCGATAGTGATTCCAGAGCCGGTTCGCCCGGTTTCAACTTCGGCCACATCTTCTACGCTCACCGCCCGCGAAGCCGCCAGCCGACGCGACTACAAGGCGTTCAAAGCCGCACAGCGCAGGCGCGCGTAGCCCACACAGGAGGATCCACCGTGGCAGATCAAATTCTTACCAACCAGGAGATCAGCTTCAAGAACCTGATGGTTCTCGAAAACTCGATCTCCTTCACCAAGAAAGTCGTCCGCCGCTACGACGACAAATTCGGACGCGCCGGCGCGAAAATCGGCTACATTCTCAACATCCGCAAGCCCGCGCGCTCCGTCTCGACAGCCGGCCAGGGCATCCAGCTTCAGGATTACATCGAACGCTCCGTGCCCCTGGTTCTGAACAAGCAGTACCAGCAGGCTTGCGCCTTCACCTCAAGCGATCTCGCCCTGTCGCTCGACGACTTCACCAACCGGGTCACCAAGCCGAAGATCGTCCAGTTGGCCAATGACATCGATTACGACGGCTTGCAGCAATTCATCAACGTGCCGGCCGAAGTTGGAACGCCGGGAACCGTGCCGAACACGGCGGACACCTATTTGAATGCGTTGCAGGTGCTCGCCGATGAAGCTTTCCCCGTCGATGACGAGGAGGGATTGTCGGTTCACATCTCGCCCAGAATGCAGCGCAGCATCTTTCCGGCGTTGCAGGGCCTGGTCGCCACCGGCTCGGGTACCGCAAGCTTCGCCTTCCTGCGAAATCTTGCGAAGGGCGACGGCGGAGAGGCGGACTTCTTCAAGGGAATGGTCGCCAAAGGGTTGGGCTTTGACTGGTTTATGACCCAGAACGCGCCCACCTTCACCACCGGAACGCAGGGCGGAACCCCGGTGATCGACGGCGCCGGTCAGTCCGGCAGTTCGATCTTGACCTCGGGGTGGACGGCCTCGACCAATGTGCTGAACCAGGGCGATATCGTGATGTTCGCCGGCTGCCACCGCATCAACCCGCTCACCCGCCAATCCACCGGCGATCTGCGGCCCTTTGTGGTGACCGCCTCGGTCACTTCGAACGGCAGCGGCGTGGCCACCATTCCGATTGCCTGCGTCGATGGCGACGGCATCACCTTGTCCGGTCCTTACCAGACGGTCGATGCTTCCCCGGCCAACAACGCCGCCATCACGGTTTCGGGCGGAAGCGCCGTGCAAAGCTATCGCGGAGTGGCCTTCCACCCCGAGGCGTTCTGCTTTGGCTGCGCCGACCTTGAAATGTACGAAGGCCAAAACATGATGGAAATGGCGGCCGACAAGGAACTGGGCCTCGCCATCCGCATGTGGTCGCAGCCCGACATCAACACCGACCGCCAGCTGTTGCGGCTCGATGTGCTTGGCGGCTGGCTGACCATGTACCCCCAGGGCGCGGTTCGAGTCGCCAGCTAAACCCGACCCACGAAACAACCGGGCGGCGAATTTGCGTTCGCCGCCCAGCAGTCCCAATTCCAAAAGAAAAGAGAGAGCACTTCACCATGAAAATCAAGAGCATCGCTTCCATTCTCGTTCTTATGGCGGGTCTGACAGGGCTGGCTTTCGGCCAGCAGGGTCAGGCTGCGCTCACCTCCACCACGCTTTCGAGCGCCATTTCGAACACCTCCACCAGCCTCTGTCTGGCATCGGTGACCGGATTGGCGGCTCCGGTTCTGCCCGGAACTCCGGTTTCGGAGATTTATATCGACCGGGAAGCCCTCGGGGTGTACAGCGTCAACACCACCTCGAACTGCATTACGGTCAGCCGGGGCTATCTCGGCACGCGGGCCACCCATCACGCTACGGGTCAAATGGTGCTGATCTCGAATCAATACCAGACGACCTTGGCGCAAGGCGGCAATCCCTCGCCAAACGGCTTCGACGATCACGATCCCAGCCTGGGCGCCTCCTGCACCAGCGCACCCGGCGGAAGCACAGCGGGAACCACGCTTCCCGCCACTTACCCCTTGGTGAACGTGTTGACCGGGGCGCAGTGGTTGTGCTCGACCATCACGAATACGTGGGTGCCGGGATTCAATAACCCCTTGGTGGCGAATGCGGCAGGTCCCACGACCGCGGTCGCGTCGGTCGCCGGGAGCACGCTTCCGAGCGGGCCGCTGTTTCACGTCACCGGCACCAACGCCATCACCGGCTGGACCGCTCCCGTGGGCTGCAATGCCACGGCTGTCGGCGCGTGCTCTTTCACCGTAATCCCGGATGCGGTTTTCACCTGGACATCGGCGGGGAATATCGGGCTGGCGGGTACGGCAGTGGTCAACAAGGCGCTCACGTTCATCTGGGACGCCAAAAACAGCAAGTGGATCCCAAGCTACATCGCTTAGTCGTGTATCGCTTAACCGAAAGCTTGGCGCTTCGGGCGTCTTGAGCGAAATCAGCGCCCACACTTTCAATCCAGAAAAGGACAATCATTCCCATGCCAAATCTTGACGGACAAACTCCAGTCACCGCCACCCCGTTTGACGCGCACGAAAGACTCACTCGCGGCGAACATGTTCCCACGAAAGCGGACGAGGCCACCCCGCACGCTGGCCTTGGCCAGCAGTATCCGAAGGCGGTGGATCACGTCGAAGGCTCCGAACCGGGATCGAAAGAACCGATCCTCGTGAATTCCGCGGAACAAGAGAAAGCTTACCTCGACGCGAAGAGCGCGGCGTCGTCGGCCCCTCCCCTGCCCGCGCCGGAGCCGTCGTCTGTCGTCATCGAAACCAAGCAATACTCGGATGGTTCGAGCGCAACTGGCCCCGCGCCGTTGCCCGATCTATCGCCCGAGCAGCAAGCCGCGCAGTAAGCGCAGTCGCTGCAATCTTCCTGAGAATACGAGCGGCTTGTTGCATCTCAGGCAGCGGGGCTTTTTGAGCTTTTTCATTCCCACATTTTAGGAGAACTCTCATGGCAACAGAAAATTACAATCTCGAAGACCCGGCCAAGCAGGAACAGATTCGCCGGGGCCACCACGAATACATTCCCAGCGCCGGAAGGCATGGGCGATACCAGCCTGCCGCTTGGGTGCGCGGTCAGCATAACGATTACCCGAAGATGATGGGCAAATGGCCGAAGCCCATGCTCAAAGATTTTTCGGGGCCAGATGCCCAGGTGCTATACGACCAGGCACTAAAGGAGTGGGACAGCGCCATGACCGCCTCGATTGTCCGCTCCAAGTCGGAAGAGGCGACCTGGCTGAAACAGAACAACTAGATCGAGCGTGGACTTTCCCGCGAAGCTAGCGCTTTCGGAAAGCTCCACACCCTCCCATGCCCGTTCTCACTCCATCGAACCCTTTGGCCCTTTCCGCGACCGACTTCATCAAGTCGGCGTT